CATTAACCCATCTAACTCTACCCTTAATTCATTATATTTATCTTGGGCAATTTTTCTAGCTTTTGATATATAGTTTAGTTCAAATATCTCCTCAAATAATTGTTTCTTATCTGAACCAGATTCTTGAATTAATCTTTTCATACCCTGTCCAAACATTACTGAATTTATGAAAAGATTATAAGACATTCCCAGGTTTTTCTCTATAAGCGATTGTAACTTTAGTTTACCCTTTTCTTTTACCTGTTCAGCATCAATAAGATATATAAGTCTACTTCCACCTTTTGCACCATCTACATCTTCTGTATAGTTCTGGCATCTTATTATTTTATGTATGGAATTATTGCTTTCAAAATATATTTCTACCTTTGTGCCTTTGTAATCCTTAGTTCTAAACTTTTTCCATAGATTTACATCTGATATGCCTTTTAGGGTTTTACCATATAATACCCATACTAATGCCGAAAATATTGTAGTTTTCCCTAAACCATTTGCCCCCTTTATAATGGTTATCCCATTATTATTTAAAGGTAATTCTAGAGTTCCTATGGAACAAAACCCCTCTATTATTATCTTCTTAAACTCAATCATCTTCTTCTGCTTTTTTAATTATACCCAATAAGCATTCCTTTTTCTCTTTATCCTTGATATTGTTATATTTTAGATATAACCTTACCAACTTCTTTTTTGATAAACCCTTATGAATTTTATTATCAGATTCTACAATGGTTTCCCTAGTTATCAGTGTATAATAATTACCATCATCTTTGACATCTTCTTCGGATTCTACATCTATGAATTTTGGAAAATCTGATAATTCCACAAATTTCATGGTAAGGTCTTCCATTATCAACCAATACCCCAATTTACAATTCATATCAGTTCTTCTTTGCTGATTGGGAGCTCCTATCATATAAACTTTCTTTGATAATCTTTGTGGTTTATGAATATGACCACAAATTATAAGGTCAAACCTATTAAGTATATTTATGTTCAGGTTTTCAACTGAATCTATTTCTCTATCATCAGTATCTTTAGCTCCTGGATAATCAGTATGGAGCATTAGGATATGCTTTTTTGATTTATCCAATTTTAGGTTTTTAAGATATTCACATAAACCAATATTATGGTCTATATATGGTACTCCATGTAATATAATATCCTGATTATATGATGATAATGTATCTTGTTTATAATCCATGATATCAATAAAGTTTGATGGTAAAGTATATAACCAACTGAATGGTTTCTCCCCAATTTTACTAACCTTTTTCATATCATGGTTACCAGATATAGCTCTTATCCTTAAATCTAGTTTATTTATCTCATTATAACATATTTCTGCTAACTCTTGGTCCATTGTTTCTGGTTTATGGAAAAAATCCCCACAGAATAAAATTGGTACATTATATTTCTTACTCTTTTTACCCAAAATGGAAAGAACCCTGAATTGTTCCAGGGTTCTTTTTTTATCTTCATTAAATCTTGACCAATTGTTTATATGTAAATCAGAAAATACTATAGCTATTGGTTTTTTCATATCAATTTAATTCTAAGAATTTCATTATCTTATCTACCCTCATATTGTGGTCAATATCCTGTAAAATTAATATTTTCAAACTTTTACCAAGATATTCTATTTTACCACAATTTATTGGTACCATTGAATCAATCATATGACTGTATAGATAACTTCTGGTATAATTAAAGTAGCTTAATATACCTTCCATTAACAATGATATATGATACTGATAATATTTATTGGTTATCCTTTTATTATTATCCTCTATTTCCCATTCTTTAAAATAATTCTTTGAGAATGGTACAAATATAAGATGTGTACAAGTATTCATTAACAAGGTTAAACATATCTCCAAAAAATTCTCTATCTCACAATTTGGAATTTTGCTTGATACCTTTTCTATTATATAAGTTGCTGAATCTAAAAATGACCTATCTGATACATAGGTAGGATTATTTTCAAATAATCTTTTCCTAAGGTTTAATAATTGAAAATCATTTTGATATATTTTTTTGGGGTCCATACTTATCATATCAGAATGCAATATATCTTTTGTGGATGGTATTAAATCAGAATAACTACCAGATACATAAGGAATACCATATATATCAGATATATCTTTTGCCAAAGTAGTTTTCCCAACCCCAGAAGGTCCAGCTATTTGTATTCTTAAATGTTTTTCCATTGTTTCAAAGTTTTAAATGGTTTTAGAAACTCTTGGGTTAAAAATGAATTTAATGAATATTCACTAAATTGACCCATCAGTTTTTTGATGAGTATCTCATTTTTCTTATTATAATATATTGGTATAGTAGTAATTGGGTATTCTTTTAAAGCTACCCTAATATCTATCAATGATTTATTCCTTTTATATAACTCTGATAGACCTTCATTATCTATACCAGGGAATTTTTCTTCTGATTCCAAAAAATTCTCAATAGAACCAAATTGGTCAAGGAATTTTCTTGCTTTTACTTCTCCTATACCTTTATATCCTGGAATATCATCTGATTTATCACCTACTAAACATAAATAATCAACACATTCTTCTGGTGAATACCCCATTACATCTTTACAATTCCTTTTGTTCAATTTCATATCCCTGAAAGGATTAAATACCTTTATTCTATCATCTATCAATTGGCAAAAATCCTTATCTGAGGATATGATTAATACTTTACCTTTTGATTCCAAAGCAAATTTACCAATATAATCATCAGATTCATGTCCAAGACCTTTATTATCCCATATTACAGTAATATTAAGATATTTAAGCATCTTTTTCACTGAACGTAATTGATAATTAAATTGTTCATAATCCATTGATAAATTATTCTTTTTTCTATGCTCTTTATATCCTCCAAGAAGATTATTTCTAAAATTGGAAGATTTACTTTGCAAAGTATCAAAAGTTACTAGAACATATGTTGGGTTAAACCTAATAATATATGAATTAAGTAATCTCAAAACAATTAGAGAGTTTAAAAGAGAATTACTACCCAGTAGATGATTCCATAGAATATGAATCTTATGGCGAAGAAGACGAAGAGAGTGAAGAGTAGAGATAAACTACTTATGATAATAGATGGTTCTAATTTAGCACATAGAGCTTATCAAAAATTTGAGAATCTAAAAGCAAGTAATGGTACATAATACTTTACCTTTATATTTATAAACCCCCCCAGAAGATTTCTCTATTATATCATTCTCTACAAAAACATCTTCTAATCCAAAACATCTATCAAAACCAACTTCATGGAATTTTGGATTAAAGAATACTGGTACTTTGGAGATTGTTGGTCTTGGGGGAGCAACTTTATTCTTTAAAACCCTAATTGTAACTAATTTACCAGCTTTCCTTTCTTTACCTTTATTTTTTATGGTTATAGTTTTACCTGAATAAAAAGCTATCCTTATTGAGGCATAGAATTTCAATGCAGCACCACCTGTAGTTGTATTATGTACCACTATACCCTGTTCTTTAGAACCAGCTAAAAAATTATGATTATCAGGTATAGTAATATCATATTTTTTTCTCTTATAACCTCTATTAAACCTTCTATTTTTGGAATTGAATTCCTTATTTATGGATATGATACCAACTTCTATTGGTATATATTTTTCTTTAAATTCCAAATGGTATGGTTTATATTTACCGGTATATCCTGGTAACATTTTATATTGCATTGACTCTATAACATACTCTTGGATTTGTTCCATCAACTTTTTTGAACCTTCATTAGTAAACTTTATACCGTGGTCATATATTTTATTATCTAAACCACATATATCTGATAAATATTTGGATAATTTACTAATATTTGTTCTTCTTGGTGAAATTGATATACCAACAGTAACATTATTATATTTATGACCATCATCCATATACCATACAGCTAAAGTAATTGGTGGTAATGGTTTTGATAAATCCCACAATTTTAATGGGTCTCTATCTTTACCTATTTTATCATATATTTCCTGTAATTCAGTATAACCAACTTTTGTAATCCATTTACTTGGATTATTACTTTTCATTTTCATTGGAAAAGCCCTGCTTATCATCTCAGTTTTAAACACAAGATAATCTTCCTGTTTACCATTACTAAATGTAAGTCTTGTAGTATAATTACCATGATTACTGAATAAAGAGCAATCAAAAGGTATAGTTCCCCAAAGAAAATCCTTTAATGTACCATTTATAACTCTCCTTTGTTTGGATATTAATTTATCATTTATATCAATGTCTATTGCTTTTTTCCAACCATGATTAGTTAAACAATTGGTGAGTATGTGTACAAGTAAAACCATTAAAACCATTAGTAGTTTCTGGTCCTTCTGTTTTAAATTGAATCCATTTTTTAGTTTCGGATTTTACTACCCAATCAACTATTGGTTTTGGTTCAAATTCACCAGTATTTTCATTATAACTCCAAACTTCCTTTGATACCCTATTTTTAATAATATCCCCTATTCTCATAGAAGTACCATCAACAAAAGGTATCATTGTATTATAATGTAAACAAGTATTATCTTTACCAAATCCAATATTTAAAGCTGTTCTTAATTGATTTATATAAATTTGGGTTACCCCCAATTTATAAAATAACTCACTTCTTATTCTAAAATACTTATATAAAGCTTTTGCTCTTCCACCCATTTCAGCTTTACCATCTACCATTTTAGAATCTATATTATCTGAACAATCGATTGCAGCTACTGAATCCACTACTAATAATATTGGTTCATTATTAACTAATTGAGACCTTAAATATATTGCTACATCAGCTACTGCATCTGATATATATTCTATCCTGGTATCTCTTATTACAGTTACTTTATTTGGGTCTATACCATTTAATTCTGCCCAAGAATTCATCCAGGATTGTTCAGCATCTACCCATATTACAGAACCCCCTAATTGTTGGCAAGCATAAGCTGCATTTAATGCTATCAAAGTATTATGGGTAACTATAAAATCATTTACCATAAACAACCCTCTTTCCGAAGCTACCTTGATACATTGGCATTCTCTTTTACCAATATACTCTATATTGGTTATCGCTCTTCTATAAGAGAAAGATTTGGATTGAGAAGTTAATTTAATCTGATACTGTTCATGCTTCCTTTTAAGCATAAAGGGGTTAAAATCAACTCTTCCACCAGTTCTTATTTCTTTAGAGATTCTCTTTTCATATCCTTCAAACTGTCTTTCTCTTAATTTGGTGGATGGCTCAGTAATAAATCCCCCCAAAGACCTTACCAATTGGATTAGTTGGGATATTAATTTTGATGAGTGAGAAGAAAACCTAAATCTCGAGGAATATTTGGTTTTGTGGTTTTGTAAATTACCAATTGTACCATCTGAATCTAATAGTCCAGCTAATAAGTATATCCTATCTTCAACATCTGACCATAAATAATCTTCTGGTATAAACTTATCTTCTGATAGTTTACCTTCAAGGCATAAAGCTTTTACTTCTTCCCCATATCCTTTAAGTATAAATCTGTGGGTTTTACCAAATGGATTTTCATATACCCCCTTATCCTCTAAAGTAGCACCTTCTTTTAAGAACTTACTAATATTTTCTTTAAAAGATTCTGCATCCTCTAACCCTACGTTAAACCTTATATAATTAGAATGAGTTAAACTACCATCACCTAGTATATAACCCAATATATAAGGGTGTATAGGTAAATCCCTTTTCTCAAAGTTAATTGGAACTGTATTTGGTATAGTATATTTATATTTATACTTACCTTTCCCACTAGCCCTCTTATTTTTATATCCTCTTTTAAGTATTTCATTTACAGTTAATACTTGAGATTTATACTCTGAATGAGACCTGAACTGTACTTCCCATAAATGTTCATCTGAACATTCTGTTGATGTACCATCTTTAAAAGTTATTCTGTATACATCTTTTAAACCCTGAGGATAAATCCCTATTATATCTATTGGGTCCCCAGTTACTGGGTCCATTACCTTATCATTTAAGGTAATTTCCCCCATTAATTTATAACCTGTAGAAGTAAGTACAAGCGCATCAAGTGGAACTGCCTTGCCAGAGCTCTCTTCACCAGCTATCTCGGTTACTTTCCCCCAAGGAAAACCACCACCCAATGTATAATTAAGATTAAAGAAAGTAGATGGTAACCATAACCCTGGTTCTTTTGTATCAGAAGCTTGTATTATCATGCTTCCATACTTTTTCAATATCTCATTTTTTGTTGGAACTTTTATACCAACTTTTTTCTTAGTTGCCATGGTTAATCATTATTTTGATTATACTTATAAATAACTGGTACTATCAATTGTAATAATTCCCTTCTTTCTGTTGAAGATAAATCTACTTGTTCCCTACTTAATATATGTAAAGTGGTATTTAATAATTTGTCTGGGGATAATAGGTTCTTTTCTTGTAACTTATCATATATATTTCTTCTATATTTATAACCAGTTTTAGGCAATGGTCTAGTTTTATATTCAAGGATTAAAACTTCAATATCATGAATAATGCTTTTATGGTGTTTTTCTACTAAAAGTTTCAAATCTTCAATTGTCATAATGTTATTTTTTTTAGGTTTAGAAAAATAAAGCCAGAATATTAATTACCCTGGCTTTATAGAAAAGGAATTATCTCAAACTAATTAAAATGGTAAGTCATCATCGTCATCATAAGTCTTTTCTTTCTTCTTCTTTTTCTTCTTTTTACTTGAATCCTTATCTTTTTTCTTTGGTTTTACTGGTAAGTCATCATCGTCATCTTTTGAACTTGATGACCCATTTAAATACTCATCTAGCATTTCCTCCAATTCATCATAGGATTTTATATGACCCCTTATTATTTCCTCTAAATCCATATCTTCTACGTATTTTGGTTTTAGGGGCTTCCTATTCGGGCATGGGGATACTGAATATGTAGTGTCCATTAACCCATTACCTGACCTTGTTATCTTAATATCATAACCATTTTCTGGGTCAGTCATATCCCCCCAATCATCTTCATCAAGATATAAATCAGTTATATCCCTATAAACTGAATTAGGGAATAATATGGGTTTTCTAATCCTATCTTGGTCTATTTCCTTTCCATTATTATCTTTATAACAGGTACAACCCATTATATATCTTTTTCTTGGGGAAAGATTCTTTGCTAACTTTTGGTCATCTTCGTCTGATGAAGATTTTAGTTCCCTATATTTTTCCATGAATGGACATGGTTCATCAAAAGTAGCTGGTGAAATTATACCACCTTTTTCTTTACTCAAATAGAATTGAATAATTTCTAAACCAAGTTCTTTATCTGGTCCCTGAGATATTAATCTTAATCTCATTGTACCCTCTTTTGGGTAAATTATACCAGAATTAGAACCCTTTGTTTCAAATTGTTTTTTTCTTGCCATCATCCTTTCTCTTGTACTCATTGTTGATGATGGTTTTTTAACTTTTTTCTTTTCCATATTTTAATTATTTTGAGGTTCCCAATATATAATCTCATTTAAAGATAGTACTGTGAATTTCAATTTTGGTATTTCATAATTCTCTGTAAATGAAGGTTCTATCTCTTTACCAGCATAATTACCAAAAAATATTATATTACCAATTTCTATTGAATCCAAATAACTATTATATTCTTCAGTTATAGGACCTCTTTTTACTATAACACCTAATTTAGGTACTCCTTCAGTAACATTTCCTGGTAATATAATACTACCTACTTTCTTTTCTTCATCTGGTAATGCCAATAATACTCGGTTTTCTGATGGTAAACCAATTAAGTGTTTACTAAGTTCTTTTGCAACTGATGAACTAATAAGGTTTAAATCTACTCTCATAATTTAAATTATTTTTATTGTTGTTTTCTTAGATTTGCTGATATAGTTTGTATTATTCTTTCTCTTGATTCATAAGCTTTGCATATACTTATTAACCTATTTGCTTTATCCACAGCTTTTAAATATTTATCCTCAATAGACCTATATTTTCTATTAGTCAAAGCTTTGTGGGATACTGTATCATTGTTCATTTTATTATCTGAGGTTTTATAAAACAACCAAGCTTCACTATATGCAAAGTCTTTTTCCCTTTCTAATATATCCCTTTTTTTAATATAATCATCACGTATAGAGCATAAAAAAGCATAGTTAGAGGGAATATTTTTTAATTGACTGTTTATTATATTTTCATTAATTGAAAGTTCTTCTGAAATATTTATAATAAGGGTTTTACCTTTATATTTTACCTTTATTATATTATCATCTATCTCACTTAATTTTACCTTTTTCTCCATGATTCCTTAAAGTATTTTTTGAATTTCTTTGGATAATCAGATATAGGTATATCTCTGTATTTATTATATTCTCTATAATACTCATCTATATCAAAATCCTCTCTCAATAATTTATTATAATCATACCCAGGAATATATGGTAATTCTTCTGCCATATTTCTTCCAATTGTAAAATCCATTGACATATCTACATCATCAATTGAAAATCCAAAGTATTCTTTTGTAGATGGGTTCCTGCATATATCCCAAATATTATAGATTGTATCTGGGGTAATATATTTTGGTAAAATAAATTGATATACAGAGTCATGTACTGTATTTACTTCTTTCATTGGTGGTAATTCCCCTTTTTTTACTTTACCATATACAATTACTGAAGCAAACAATGCCATATCTGATGCTGCACTTTGGACTGGGGCATTAGTTGATTGTCTTAATGCTTCCAAATATTCCCCATAGTTTTCTGAATATACTTTTGGGCATCTTCTTCTCCTACCAAATAAAGAAACACAATATCCATGTTTTTCCATGAACTTATGTTGTCTATCTATAAACCTCTTTATTTTGGAAAAAGTTTGAAAAAATTCATCAAGAAATTGTTGTCCTTCTTCTTTTGATACTGGTTCTTCTGGGGTTGATAAACTTTCAGCTAATTTTCCAGCAGATTGTTCATATACAATTCCAAAATTTATTGTCTTCGCTTGCTTTCTTCTTTTTTTCCATAGTTTATATTCTGGGTGTTGTTCATCTTGATATATCTTTATTATCTCATCATAATTTTCATGATACTTTTTACAAGCTGAAGCAAGATGGATATCCTTTCCTGTTCTAAACCATTCCAACATTGTACTCTCATTTGCTAAATGTGCTAATATTCTTAATTCAGCTTGTAAGAATAGTCATAAGCATAGGAATAATTGATTTTTTGGGGGAATAAATTGCAATTTAACATCTGGATTTACCATGGTCTTTGGTATATTTTGACCATTGGGGTTTCTACTTGACAATCTTCCGCTAACCGTGCCATGGATAAGAAATGTAGGGTGTACCCCACCATCACTTTGTACCAAATCCCCTAGTCCAACAATAAAAGTGGAATTTATGGTTTGTACTCCCCTTAAATCCAAAAGAGTATCTATAAACCCAGATTTATCATGTTCTTTTAGTTTTATTAAAGTATCTTCTGCAGTTGATGGATTATTTGTTGGTTTTTTATGTTTATCAACTGTATAAGCAATAACTGGGAATTTGAACCCATGATTTGAATTATATAATAGGTCCACCATTTGTTTTTGTGAACTAAAGTTTACTTCCTCTATTAATTTTAGTTCAGCTTTTGTTGTATACTCCCCAGCTATTATTCTGGATAATTTTTGTTCCCTTGTTTTTACTTGTCTATCTTTTCCCTCTTCCCTTAATTCTTCTATTTCACTTTCTAGAGTTTCAATATAATCTTCTTTTCTTTTCTTTATTATATAATTTTGATATCTCTGAACTGTTCTTATTGACCTTAATTTAGTATTGTATTCATTTATAAGATTATTATATTTTTCCCTTAGTTTAACATTCAATTCAACATCAAATGGTAACCCATTCTTTTCAGCACTTTGTAATACCTTACTTGCTGGCATTATAAGATTCCTATATAAATTATAAAACCCTTTTTTAATTAGGAATGATTCAAAGAATATGGATAATCTAAAAGTAAAATCAGTATCCATACAACCATATTCACATAGTTTTTTTAGGGGTTTCTTTGACCATGGGATTGAATCAAAGGAATCATATTTCTCATAATCAGAAAATTCTGGTAAAAACCTTCTTACCATATCCTTTAAACCATTTGGTCTTTCCTCATTTAAAAGATATTTAGCAAGCATCCCATCTATTACAGTACCTCTTGAATATATATTATACCTTTGGAATATCTGATTATCAAATTTCCAGTTCCAAGCTATCTTTACTATATTAGGATTTTCAATTACATTTCTACCAAAATAAGTTAACCATTCTAACCAAATTTTATTAACATGTAACTTATCACATTCAAAATGTTGTAAAGGGATTGATACCCCAGAACCAGGTTGAAAAGTTACTGATAATATGGTTGGTTTAAATGTATCATTGTATATTGGTTCAGCATTAGTTTCAAAATCAACAGAAGCATACCCAGTTTTTAGGCATGCTTCTACTAATTTTTCTAATTCATTGCAATTCTTTATTATATGATACCTAGTTTTCATATATATATATATATATTACCTTCTTAAATCATTTAATGATGTTTTTAATAAAATCCAGTCCTTTTTATAGGAGTGTATAGAATCTATTGTATGGTATAAATAACCAGCTTTTACTCCAATATTATTGGCAACATATTCCATAAGTTTCCAGGCAAGATAAACATCATTACCAAAATGGGTTATAAAATCAGAACTCCTTTGATGATAACAAATATTTAATACCTTTTCACCTTTTTGATTTTCTCTCACTAAAAAATCATAATACATGGAACATGGTATACGTTTACTACCATCATAATATTTACAATCATTGTTATATCCCCCATTAAAAATTGGAAGTACTGCTTTTCTTGTATCTGTGTCATTTTTCAGTAAACTAATTACTGACTTTAAAGAATCAAACATTCTTTCAGAATAGGTATAATCAAATTTACCATCTACCAAAAATTGTTCCCATATATCTTTTCTTAATGTCCAAGCTCCACCAGGATTTAATGGTTCATTGTTAATCCTTTCTAAGAATTCATTATCAGCCCATTCCTTTGAATTAGAATATATGAATAACTTGTCTACATTATTTAAACTTGTTAAACAATATTGTTCACAAATAAGTTCTCTGGTTATATAACTCTCATCACCCTCAATAACTTTATTTTGATAGGTTTTGGGTTTAACTATAGAACCCATTTCCCATAAGTTTCTGCCCATCTCTGACATCAACTCATAACAATCATCATAAATTCTCATATTTATTTAGTTTAATAAGTTTGGTTTAATAATAATAGATTTCAATACTATCAGAATGGTAATTTGCAATCCTTGACTAATGTAACTGGTTTTTTTATGTCTTCTTGTAAAACTTTTGCAACCCTTTTATGTATTTTATATTTTATGCTATCTATTGGCTTTTCTAGAAAAGTATTTAAATCTTCCAATCCCACAATATCAGTTTATTTAAGGGCATCAGAAATAACCAAGAGGTTGATATTTGATTTTCTTTTTGTTCAAAGGATAGGGGAATATGTTTATGGTCATAATAACTTTAAAATGGTATTCCATATAAATCAGATGTTTAATGATAATACAGTATTATTAATGTATCATGCCCATAAGAATATTATAAAGCTTTTAAAGAAAAAAGAGGATAAAAGGAGTATAAAACTATTGGAAGATTTAAATACTTTTCTAGAAAAGCCAATAGATAGCATAAAATATAAAATACATAAAAGGGTTGCAAAAGTTTTACATTATTTTCTTTACATCTTTTACTAAAAACTATGGATAATAAGCATTTCTTACCACATCCATGGTTATTAGTAAAAGACATTGAATAATTATATATTAAGCCCTTTTTATGTAAATCAGTAACTTCCCTCTTGGTTTTATTTATAACAAACTCATCAAGGTAATTAGATACTAGTAATCTCCATTTTGCTTGTGAATAATTAAATAACTTCCCAAAATCAATATTACTTGGTAATCTTGGGTCCATTATACCAAATACCACATCATATAAGTAAGTGGCATTTTTTTGAAAAACAAAAGGAAGACCCTCTTCCCCACTTAAAAATACTTCATTAAAGTATTCCCAAGCTAGAAGAGAGTCTGGAAACCAGGTTATATTGTTATTCATCTTCTTCACCTAAATCTTCAATTGAATCAGTTATGGAACCATCACTTTCCTTAAACTTTATCAGTTTCTTTTTGGTATCTACACTTGAAAAGATATTTAGGTTATACTTGTTCACAAATTTTAAGTATACCTTCTTTATTTGATTCCTTACAAGTATAGAGGGGCATACTTCTGGCAATGGTATTCCATCCCAATTACCAATAATGCAATCCTTAGCAAAAAGTGATTTAAATTCTTTACCATATTTCTCTGGGCTGAATATCTTATATACCCTCATATAAGCTTGATATTTTGGGTCATCACCTTTTTCTGATGCTTTCTTTACTCTTTTTAATGCTTTCTTTAATCTCTTTCTCCTTTCTTCATTTTTTATTTTCTCAATGATGGGTTCTATGGGTTCATATCCATTATAAAGCATTAAACTAGTATCATCTGCAAAAGCTGAACGGATAAATAATTCTACGGTAAACTCTGTATGACCAAAAACATATTCTCCCATTCTTATAGCCAATAATAAATCCCAAGGTAACCTTGTTACAACATCTGAAGCTCTCATTACTATTGTAAGCCTTGGTTTATCAATACCTATCATCCTTGAGAACATCCCAGAAACTAAGCAACCTTTACCATTACCATGAGAATCTGCAAAATTAAAACCAATATGATAATTTCTGTTTATGGCTTTATTCTTTTCAAGTTCCCTTATTTGTAGTTTTAATTTATCCAATGAATCAAGGTCCAAATAGTTATTTAATAAACTGCTCCATTTAGATTGAGTATAACCCATTATCTTCCCAAAATCAAATTCTGGGTCAAATTTGGCTTCTTCTATCAATACTGACATCCCATAAGTATATAGTGAATTAGTTATTGAAGCCCCTTGTCCATCAGAAAATAATCCTAATTTTTCATCTTGTTCAATAAACATTTTGTTTATACTTGCCCAAGCTTCATCTCCGGTTTTAAATACAAAACTTTTCATTAATACTTAGATTTTATTCTGAATTGGTTTATCTTATTCTTCTTGAAGTAAATATAATACAGATTACTTCCATTTACTCCCATTATATTCAATGTACCAAGGAATAATATAAATGACTTTACTATCTCCTCTTGATAAGCTGATTCATTGGTCATCATTTGAGATTGCTTCCATGGTTTATTTTTAAGGAAATTCCTTGATATATTCAGTTCATAGGTTATATCCCAAAGATAACTTTTGTATGAATTATAAAGTTCATAATTGTAGTCTTCACCACAATGTAAAAGTTTAATATTATACTCTGGTATATCAAAATCAACCTTTACTTGTTCATACTTATGAATTAAGTTTACCAAATTCTTCTTCTTTACATCTGGTACTTGGTTCATATTTGTTAACCATTGTTTACCCAATGCCATCCCATATTCAAGTGTATTTGAGAAGTTTTGTCTCTTATTCTTTGGTAATCTACTTTCAATGTATGAATTAATATCTTCTGGTTGTATATTAGTGTAAATTAACAACTCAATGAAGAAATGTAAAGCATCTGCCATTTCTTCACTTGCATTTTGCAAATGATTCATACATTCAACAAAAGAATCAATTGAAGTTGATGATATAGTGAACCAATTTTGTTTTGTTATTGTTAATTCCTCCACTAATAATAAACTCTCATAAGCTTCTGCAAGTTCCTCAATTACCCTTGAAGTAAAATCTTTTAGGATTAATTGATTGGTTTTTGTGTTTATATTTAATGGGTATTTTGGTAACCCTTCAATGCTTATATAACTATCTAGTAGTTGTTTTTGCATTTCATATATTGATTCCAGATACTTATTATCTTTTGGAATACTTGGTTCTTCTTTTATATCTCTTGAATCCATATCACTCAGTCTTTAATATACCAATCAGGGATATAAATATCATTTAACTCTTGTTGTATATTTGTATTTTCCATAATCAAAATCCAGTTGAACCAAATCCTCCTTCTCCCCTATCTGATTTCCCATCAACAATATCATTATACCCATCATTACCTACCTCTATGATATCTGATAATATGATTGGTAAATGTAGGAATTGTATTAACTTTGCACCAGGTTTAATCATAAAGAAGTCTTTTCCATGATTCCTTATTCCAATATGAATTTCCCCAGTGTAATCTGCATCTATTACTTGAGCAGTGAATTGAATACTAAACTTTGTTGCTAATCCAGATTTATTTGCTGCAACTAAAGCAGATTCTTTATTCATTATCCAAACTTTTACCCCTGATGGGATTGTTATATCTGCACCAGGAGCTACCAAAATAAAATCAGGAGTTGTTATAACATTCTTACTATTGTTAATCTCATTGATTCTTTGGATTAATTCAGAATCTAGAACTGGACAGAAGAAGTCTATTCCTGCATCATGTTGATTTGCTCTTTTGGGTAATTGAACATCTCTTACCCTTGTGAAAATTAATTCATTGTTTTTTTCCATTTTGTTTGTTTATTACTGATTTATAAATTGTTCTAGCTTCTTCCCTGCTCAATTCATATTTTGCTTGAATCTTATCAAGGATTATTTTTTTGGGTTCATCTTTCCTTATGCTTTGGAAAAGAATATAACCTATCAACCAAGGAATGCAAGATGTGTGGGGATTCAGAATTATGCTGCATAAAATTTGCAGAGTTAATTGGAAAAGATAGAAAACAATTGGAAAAAGAGAATGAATTTAAGGACTTAGAAAATCTAGTAGATTTAAAAGCAGTGTCAAAAACTATTAGATATTTGAAAAGGAAAGATGAACCCAAAAAAATAATCCTTGATAAGATTCAAGCAAAATATGAATTGAGCAGGGAAATGATAATAGGTTTTTTCAAGTTTATTATGGTACCTTGTAAATTTCTATGTTCAAAAAAGAAAAGAAAAAAAGTAACCAAAAAAAGAAAAGAAAAAAGACCATATACTCTAATAAGCTAATATCTAGGTAGCTTGCTACCTAGATAATATATTCAGGCTATTAGCCTGAATATATTTATGGCCTGATAAATATTTATTAGCCTGTATATGTATATAGCTAATAGCCTGATTAATATTTAAATATTTAAAATATAATCTACTTTTAGTCTTCAAAGAATTTACTTTTTATATATCATAAGTTAAACTTAGTTAATAATTTGACCAATATTACTAGTAACTAACTATTATACTTTTTTTGTGTATTCTATTTTTATTACCTTGAATCCTTGTTTTTGGTAATAAACTTTTCTATGATTGCCATGCCTTTTTAAAAAGGTACCTTCAAAAATAAAATCATCAAGGTAGGTTTTATTTTTGGATTCATGTTTCCTAACTAACCTTCCCAAAATTTGAATGGATTTTTCTTGGGAATCCATTGATGCAATATTCTGAAGATATTGTAAAGTAGGTATATTTTTACCTCTTGCAATAACTGTAGTGGATATTAGAATATCTATATTCCCTTCCCTTATATCAGTTAATATTTTATCTCTATCTTTTACATTGTGATGTAAATAGGCAACCCTTAATGGTAATCCCATTTTATTAATCCTTTCAGTATAATATTTATATAAATCCTCACAATGGTCAATAAATTTGCATAATATAATCATTGGAACCCTTCCATATTTATAATTATAAAGCATTCTAGAAAATGAAAGTTTATAGGATTCTTTATTCTCAATGATATTTAATTTATATTCTCTTTGATAATCATTTGGTACCTTTTCCCCTATACCAGTATAAATCATTTTAACAATAACTTTAGTTGCTCTACCTGTTTTAATTTGTTCTGATAATTTAACTTGGTCTACCACATCCCCAATAAATTGCCTTACATTCATATTATGAACAATCCCATTTTTTCTTTCATTCATATAAATGGTACCACTTAACCCAATTCTTATGAAAGAATTATAAAGATATGATATAACTGTTTGATAAGTTTTATTATCTATGATATCTGCTTCATCAATTAAAACCATTCTTATATCTAATAGGTTTTGTTGATATTGCCTTATATTCTTAGATATACTTTGGACCATTGCCACATTAAATTTAGACAAATACAAGCTATAAAAACTTTATTGAATAATAAAGTAGGTGATACACCTTTTCTTATATGTGCTGGGGATTATTCTGTTGGATTTGGTAAAACCCTTTTATTTTGTGCTTTATATAAAGCTTATCAAGGTAATTTACCAACAATCCTACTTTTAAATGATTCTGATTTATTCAATTTTGTCTTGGATATAATTTAATGGGGTTATAATTTGCCCCCAATTGAGTTGGGATTATTGGTTCAATATTTGGGATTATTCTTTTATCGGTTATTTTTATATCCTCAACTCCCCAAGATTTTAGAGTATTATATACCATAGGTAATAACCCTATTTTAAATTCACCATAAGAGGATATATATTTTATATAACCATCCCATTGATATTTCCCTTTTTGGAATCTAGTGATATGCCAAGCATTTGGATGCTTAATCCTAAAAGTATCATACAATTTCATTAATTCTTTTCTAGAACCGTTTAATTGGCACTGATTACAGTTCTTTATTAAATCCAACTGATTATGTTAATTTCATTCATGCAAGAAAATTAGCTGATAAAATTGGGGTTGATTATAAAATATTTATGGATTCCCAATTTGAGGCTTTATCTTTTTGTAATGGTATTCCAAAATTGGAGGATTTGGGAAATGAAAAAGCCCAACAAAGGTTAACCCAATTTATTTCAAAACATGGTTTAATAATAAGAAAGAAAATCAATTTAACCCAAAATGACTGGGATTCATTTAAAAAATAACTTAATATGGTAGAGATAATAATAAAGAACTGTAATCAGTGCCAATTAAACGGTTCTAGAAAAGAATTAATGAAATTGTATGATACTTTTAGGATTTTCTTATAATTATTGCTAATTCCAGTCATCTCTAGTATCTTATTTATATAACAATTATAAATTTCATTGGTTTCTTCTTTATAATTGTCTTCTGATATTTCTTTTATTGCCCCATAATAAGTTGATATCCAACTTGCTTTTTGTAGCATCCAATTTGCACAATAACTATAATTTGGTCTATTTGAATTACCCATTAAGTTTAATCCTATTTCTACAAATTGAATATACCCTTGTCTTTTATTAAGGAATTTATAATATGAACAAAATTCATCTATGATTGGTACCAATTCCCTTATTTGAGCCCATTGATTATCTGTTTGTTTTATTTTAGTAACACCCACATGTTTTAATTTTATCCTAACAGAATATATTATATCTGCTAACATATTTGCATTACCAACTGTTGATTGAGTTCTTCTAGATAATATTTTTTGGTTCTTTTTATTATTCTTTAATATTGAACGATGGTCCAGGGAATAATTTCTTGCTGTAGTAAATATGGAATCTATTTTGGATTGGGAAATTTTAACACCCTCTTTTTTAAGGATTTTAATGAAAATGGATTTTGATATGTGAATACTTGGTTCTCTCATTTAAATCTTATATTTGAATTTTAATTCTAATAGTTCCTGATAATCTAGATATCGTTGGGAATATATGAATTTCATGGTTTTTTTCTTACCAATATCATTTACATCTTTACCTTCCGGTAAGAATATAACTTTTACCTTTTTATAATTTATAAGTTTAAATGCCAAATCTATTGCTCTATCTTTTGCATCTGGGTCAAATAATATGATAACCCTTTCCACTGGGGATTTTATAATCTCATTTACCTGGTATCTGGATATTGCTTTTCCACCAGATGCAATTCCTTTTTCTCCCATAGTTTGGGCATTTATTGCACCTTCACACAAATAAACAGTTTTATACATATAAAGGGCATCTTTATTATATATAATAAAGGATTTACCTAATCCAGTATCTGATACATCTGGATTATTATATTTTGGACCATTGCCTATAAATAATCTGGCATTAAAATACACTAATTTACCATTTTCATGAAAAGGGATTATGAGATACCCAAAATATTTACCCTGAGTCCCATAACCCCAACCAGACATAGCAACTTCTTTTACATTAAACCCTCTTTTAGTTACATAATTTCTTGCTGATTTAGCAAGTTCAGAATTACCAACAGTTAATAATTTAAATCCCTCTGGTAAATATAAATCTTTTCTGGATTTTAATTCTACCTTTTCTTCCTTAAATATATAACCATCATACTTTGCTTGATTAAGTATCTTTATAGCTTCTGCATATGTATCTACTGATTCAAGATACATTACTAATTGTATGGGTGAAGGGTGTTCTCCACACCTAAAACAATTGCACCTATTTCTGGATATATTTATTCCAAATTTACCATCTCTACCACAATATGGGCATTT